CTATGTAACTTGTCATCGAGTTCCCTATCCGTCGACGTTATTTAATCTATTTATACTTATTTTAATTCAATCTTACGCTTTTATTTCTTGAACAGTTAAATTCGAAGTTGATGCACCCATCCAAGCCGAGTTGTCCCCTCTCCTAGACCTATTAATATACAATTCTAAATTGGTATCATCGCCATTTATCAATTGCAATTTTATAGTCTGCGCAGAAGTTGAGTTTGGAGACCATAAATAATTAATAGGACATTGAAAAAATCCATATTGTTGATCTTGTGCTGAAGCTGATTGTATATACCAATAGCTTAATCCAGTATGACCCGACGTTCTATTACCACCACTAGCTGATCCAACACGACTACCTCCTGCGTTTATTGCAATCATAGGAGTGGTATCTATTGTTGGTCCTATCGTAACAAAACCAGTTATTAATATTTTATTACTAGTAGCTGATGGAGTTATGTTTATTGATAGTCCACCTATATCAGTCCAACTAGTAGATTGAAATGTTCTTATATCACCTATAGTTGCTGATAGAGTTTGCAACACTGAACCAGAAGGTAGCGCCGATCTTGGTATCGTTACTAGTGCCATTACTGCATTACCTCCCAAAATAATACTCTATAAGGTAAGTTACCAACACCAGAAGCTTGCATTCTACTAAACCTCATAGAAGATGCACCGCTATGACATCTAAGTTTGTAATATTTAGTGATACCAGTTGTCGTATCTTCTCCAGAAAAATTATAACCTTGAGGCTCATCATTATTATATCTCATATGACGATATGCTGATCCAATTAAAGTCGGTGAACCAGCACCTGAGTCAACTTCATTATCATCAGAAAATAAACAAACAATAGATGGAGATCCTCCACCTACGTTTTCATGATCAATATGACCACTGGCCTGAAAAACTACTTTTGAATTACTGTATTTTTTATCAAAACGAAATTTCTCAACGTCGTACGTGTTCGGAAGTGTAGGAGTAGTGTTAGCAGCCCAACTTCCTGACGTGCTCTGAACTTGCTGAGCTATGGTCCAAGTTACAACCTGACAGATGTGACCGGGGATATGAACACCGTGTGATGCTGTATGTTCTTTAATATTATCTACAAAAATTGTTCCCATATCTTTATCCTATTAAATATCCCATACAGTTTGAAAAAGCAGCTGAACCATATACACCATAAGTGCTGGAATTAGTAGACCTTAAATACCATGCAAACGTATCACCAGCTGACATCTCATAAACTACGCATAAATGATCTTGATTCCAAGCTGAACCTGTAGCCATTTGATTTGCTCTTGTTACCACAGAGCTATTTTTATATCCGTGTAATTGCATATCGCCGTTTGGATCACCGTGCATCCAATTCATTGCGAAAAAATACACACCAGTAATCGGACAAGTATAATCTCCTGTACTTGCATTAAAATTACTTCCTATATCATGTATAGTAGTCCAGCTTCCTATTTTCACTGTACCATTTGATTCTGCCAAATGTCCATTTTTATTTGCATAAAACGAAGGTCTAGCTGGAGTTAATACTCTACCTGTACTATCAATTGTCATTGCTGTAGTGTCATTAGTGTGTTTAATATTTTGAACTTTTATAGTAGACGTCATTGTGCTATCTCCATTAATGTAATTGTACATCCACCTGTATTATAAAAATTATAACTACTATTATTCCAGCCCGAAGTAGTACCTCTATTAATATAGTAAGTTGTAGTTTCACCGCCTTGAAAACCTAATATATATGTTGTCGCATTAGTTGTGGCAGGACTATCTAAATAATGAAATGATAATGTAGCCACATTTTCATTGCCGGATGATCCACTTACACCCGTACCACCACTTGCATGAGTGTTGCCTGATTTCCCAATACTGTTACCACCAATCCATGAACTGCCTCGTTTTAAATGCCAAGAATATTCATTCGATAAGCCAGGTCCTGAACCTGTACCATTACAATGTACAAGTATTTTACTACTAGCAAATTGAGGTGTGATAGTAGCTTGCGCTGTAGTCATAGGTGCAAATGAACCACTATTGAAAGCTGCTGTACTAGCCGTATGATACTCTCCGAATACAACCTGAATAACATGCCCAGGAGGCATCTGAATAGTTCCTGCCGTTGTTGATCCTTGGAGTGTATCTACTGAAATTGTTGATGCCATATTATACTACCGTAAATGTCCCGTTAATAATTAAATCACCTGTAATATTTACAGGTCCTGCAACCATTGCGTTTTGATTTGACCCAAGAGTAAAACTCTCACTGATTGTATTTGTATTTATTCGAACAGGAGTGTTTGTAATTCCAAGTGAAGTTGCAAGTTTAGCAGGTGTGATTGAAGTATCACCTACTGTTGCAACGTTATGTACATTACCAAGTGCAAGAATAAAATCAATTGTATGTGTTCCATTTGTCAATGCACTTGCAAAAGTAATTGTAGATCCTGTCACTGTAAATGAAGATCCAGGCGCTTGTATTGTTCCATTGACTGAGACAATCAACTGGTTCTGATTATATTCAGTTACTGCCGATCCGCCTTTTTGTAGTGTATAACCTGCGTTTCCGTTTGTAACGATTGCATCTAAAACTACATGTTGTCCAGTGCTTGGTGCATTTCCTATCATACTCATTGTGCAATCTCCTGTAATGATATATAAGACGAACCACCTGCGTTATCAGCTCCCTTAAATCTATTTAGATAAAATTCGTTATGAACATACGCTCCAACGGTATATGTAGTGGCAGATGTAGTAGATGGACTGTCTAAGTATTGCCATGACGCAGTAAATAAATTCCACTGATTTTGAGATGCTGAGCCAAGATAATCGTCACCACAAAACCAAGTATTAGCACCTCCTCTTGCAGTATCCCCTGTTCTGCCTCCTATGCGTGTAGAGCCACGCTTTAAATGTAAACCAAAGTCATTTTGAACATTACTTGGACCATGTTGCACACTCATAGATATAAGTATTTTAGATGTTGTACTTGTTGGTGTAATAGTAGCACTAAATAAATCATGCAGTGACTGCGCTGAAGTATAAGCAGTGCCAGTTATATGCTCATTATAAACAGTTTGCAAAACTGTACCAGCAGGCAACTTACCGTGAGTAACAGCATCATCGTGTAGTTTTGCAGTTGTTACACTTCCATCGTCCGGTACAACTTGATTAGTTGTAATAGTTCGAGCGTGATTGTAAATTACATAGATGTTATTAGTACCAGCTGCGGGTGCACTTGAAAATGTAAGTGTTGTTCCACTTACAGAATATGAAGAATCATAAGGAGACTGTTGAACGTTATCAACTAAGACTTCAATATCGGTTACTGCACTTACTGTTTGGCTTAGTGTAAAAACAGTAGCTGATCCAGTTCCATTGAATGAATCATTTGCAATTGCAATACTTCCAATACCTGCTGCGAGTTGATTACCAATCATTGACATATTAGGTTTGCTCCACTATCGACATGATTATATCAAGTGATGTTGCTGTAGTACTTACAGCTTTAATTACATCGCCTGGTTCTAAGATTACTTTTTGCTCTCCACCGATTGGAACCAATGTACCACCTACCGCGATACTTGCGTTCTTAATAATATAATAATCATTACCACCTGATGTCAAGTAAATATCAACATTGATCTGTGTATTAGTATGAATGTTTGAGCATGTCATACCAATGATGATTGTTTTTGTACTTGCTGGACATGTGTAGAGTGTGGCAGCTGAAGTTCCAATCTGTCTTGATAATTCGTTTTTAAGTGTGTTTGCCATTTTTATCCACCAAATATTAATGCGTTAAGAAGTGAGTTGCCATCATCAGTTACATTATCATTTGCAATTAATGTTGTCACTTCAGATTTTGTATGATGATTTGCGTTTATAAACTCACCTTCGGTTACTATAACAATCTCATCATTTACTGTTGAGCCTGATCCAAGTGTTACTGTGTTAGCGGTCTGTGTAAAATCAGATGCATCTAACCTTACACCATTCATGAATACATGAATTCGAGTTGTTGCGCCGATGTCTAGTGACTGACCATTTACATCTGCACCAGTAAAAGCAGTTTGACCAGCTGTTGCGGTATACCTATGAATGACGCTTGTTTTTATTATGCTGTCATTTGGATCTCTACCTATGTATGCCATTAGGTAATCTCCATGATACTAAGTACCGTGTCTAGACTGTTTGCTATGCTTGATTGAACCTTCAGAACATCTGAAGTTTCTAGTACAACTTTGTTTCCACTCATAACCTCAACAGCTGATCCAGTTGGAATTGGAATATCTTTTAAAAATGTGATATTGTCTCCGTCATTATTTTCAATTAAAACGGTTACAGCAATTGATGAAGCTGTCAAGTTTGAAAGTGTCATTCCGACGACAATAGCTGTTGTTGAAGCAGGAGTAGTATAAACAGTCATAGCAGTGTTGGCCGCTATTGCGCCGCCAGCTTTTGTTTTTAATTTAAATGTATTTGCCATTTGTTTATCCTAATGCTATTGCTAACGCCACCGCATCATCTTCTGGATTAAATGCGAGGTCTGTTTTAGTTATTGTGCCGTCTACTATTTTTGCTGATGTAACACTGTTATCCGTTGGCACATTAAAAGACGCACCAGCATAATATCTTACAACAATCGCCGCTCCATTTGCCGGAGCTGCAGTGAAAGTAAGTGTTGTTCCACTTGCCGAGTATGAAGAAGTTGGTGTTTGTAGAACACCTGCAACTGTAACAAATAAATGATTTGCTGTCAATACACTTTGTGTAAGAGTATAAGAAGTTGTTGATCCGTTACCGGTATATGTATCTGTTTGAAAATTACTACCAGCTAATTTATTAAATGTTATACTTCCATCAGAAGGAACACCTGTAGTATTTACCGGTCCGTAAATTACTAAGAGTTCAACTTGATTTGCAAGATTGGAAGTAAGTGTAATTGTTTTAGTTGCACCGGTCAGGTTCATTGAGTAGTGTGTACCGGGATCCTGAATAACACCACCGATAAAAACTAAAGATCCATTTTCAGACCCAGGATCTCCTGTTAAATTATATGTTGCAGTTGATCCATTACCTGTAAAAGTATCACGAGTATATGATGAAGCAGCAAGCTTGGCCGCTGTTACTGTTCCATCGCCTGGTGTAACTGTTGAAGCAACTGGTGTTGTACCAAGAACTTCTATCCTTGATGTATTTAATGGCGCACTTGTAAATGCAAGTGTTGAGCCTGATATCGTAAAGTTTGTTCCGGGATATTGAATAACACCGTCAACAAATACTAATACATCGTTTTGTCCTGCGTAAGTCTGTGTAAGTGTAAAGTTTGTTGTTGTACCATCACCTGTAAATGTATCTCTTGATGATTGACCTGTAACAGCTGCACCAAACTCAAGTGCATTACCTGCAGCATTAACCTGTACAATTTTTCCACCTTGGCCTGAGAATGAAGAAGGAGAATCTGATAAACTAAGAAATGCACCGCCAGAAGCTGCAAAAGTTAAATTACCATTACCGTCAGTTTGAATTACCTGACCGCTGGTACCATCCGCTGTAGGGAATGTGAGTGTGGTTGTTGATCCACTTAATGTGTTTACTTCTAGACCATGTTTGGCCAGAAATTTTTTCTTAGTTGCCATTTACCTTCCTCTGTTTCACTTTCCACAGAAGTGTTTAATCTATTTATATAGTTTAATCGTCCGGATTTTGTTTTCCTTTAAACATATTTAGTCACCTACTACTTCAGCAGTGTTACCATCTGCAACCCAAGTTAAGTAATTTTCCCAATCCATATTTGATTCATCATTTGGAATATCTGGGCCGGGCTCATATTTGTTATCACCGACTTTAATCTTTGCACGAACAGAAGTTTCAATTAACTTACCATCTTCATCTTTGTGTTTGTAATATCCGTAATTATCAAACCCAGCGACTCTATTAATAATTGTCATAATATTCTCCTATATCTCAGCACTAAATTCCATACCACATGAATAGAAATCTTCTGTATTCGTTCCAGCATCTTTAGACATTCCAGTAACTTGTCTTTCATTTCTATTAATTGTTCCATGTGTTTCTTCACTTCCATTCCAATAAGTAATTCTACTTGCAGTTCCACCATTCCCTCTGGTTGTTACTGTAGGGCCGGCTCTCATCTCTACTGGAAAGACAGCATTTAAAGGAGCCATACCATAGTTTCCAGTACCAATAAAATAAATCATACCATTATATGATTGGTTAAACGACCATCCATATGTATACGAGTCATGTCCAGCACCATAAGTGTGGAAATAAAAGCGTTGACACTTTCTTAGTTCTTCCTCAAAAGTACGGTGTTCAAAATCTGATACTGTATCTGCAACCTCTAATTGACAGCCCGTCATGTACCACTTATTATTAACAGTTGATGTAAATGTATTCAATTGATGACCACCAGCAAAATGAGTATTGCCAGGCGAACCAGCTGCCGTACCCCACTGATTTGCATAAGTTCCACTAGTATATCCAGAACCAGCCATTAAGAAAAAGTTTAATCTCAAACCTATACCATTATCATTGTTGATAGTAGCATGACCAGATGTTGCAACCTCAATTGTTTTCTTTTCCCATGTATTAGCTGAATTGATAGTGTATGATGCAGTTTGATATTTGTTTGCATCTTGAATCCAGAAAGTGACACCATATGTTCCAGTTACATTTGTACCAGTTGCTTTTACCCAAAAAGAAAGTTGTAGTTTCTTGGGAGAACTACTTCCATAACAAGCATCCAGCATATCTCTTGCCTCAATGGATTGATAATATCTACAATATTCATCAGATGCAACTGCACTTTCAGCAGCATTAACATTTATAAGATGAGAATGAGAGAAACCCATTCCGTCTGGAGTATCAGTACTTTGTGAAATTTGAAGTGCAAGTTGGTCTTGATTATAAGTATCAACTACCCACCTATCTAAAACAGTTGCGACAGTTTGAGCAGATGATGGGCCTCTTTGAGCAACCCTAGCATCACCATTGTGAATTTTATTTCTACGACCAAGTTGTACACTATCAGGATTTATTTTTCCACCAGTTACTGCATTATTAGCAAGTTTTGCAGTTGTGATAGAACCATCAGCAATATCTGCAACAACTGCACCACTTGGAATTTTTGCAGCTGTAACTGCGTCATTAGCAATTGCCGCGGTTGTTATTGAATTATCTGCATAAGCTTTTAATGAAAGTTTACGTGGCATTATCTGATTTCCCTTAGTTCCATATATACCGGTGCGACCCATCCCCATGTTGCGCTGTTACTATTTGAACGACAGAAGTATGTAGTGTTAGAACCTTCAGATCTAAACTGAAAACCATAAGTCAGTGTAGAAGTCGTATTATGATCATGTCTGAAGTGTACAACGTGATTCTGCATGTCATTACCATCATAACCATTATTTGATCTGAACCAAGATACCGCTAGGTTATGCCTACTACCAGGAGATGTTCCTTGTGCCAACAGACTTTGTGTGGTACCACCATTAGTGGAAGCCCAAGGGGCAATAGCCATAAGAATATTTGAAGCACCTGTAGGATTGATTGGGATATGATATGTAGCAAGAATATAACTGTCAGCGTATTTTGGAGTGATTGCTATTCTGTAATCGGAGCTTACTTCAGCCCAAGTGTTAACCGGATTAGCAGATGATTGTGTATTAGAATTCATATGTGTAGTCTGAATAGTAGCACCCGCTGCGTTTAATTTCTGGCCATTAATTAACTCGACTTCACCGTTTGCATACACCATCAACTTATTATCGTTGCTGTGAAATCCTATATTCACTCTGTTATTAGTAGAACCAGAACCTGCGTAAGTAAAGTCAACTTTACCTAGATTATTCAAACCGTTTGCTACACCAAAGTTAACACTCACAGTACCACCCGTAGTGTTAGGTTCTAAAAATTCTGCTATATCTTTATACCCTGAACTGGATGTATCTGATCCAATAACTGAAAGATTTCTTAATGGGTGCACTCGAGCTGCAATGTCAGATTGAGACATGCTTCCAACTACAAGTCCCTCGCAGTTGATAGTTCCAACCATTGCCGAATGATTCGTACACTGATAAACCAAAGTATCTGGAGCATCAAAAGGAACTGTAAAGTAAACTGAGCCATTCTGTGTTCCTGCATTTTCTACACCACTTGTATAGTTTGATCCACCACTTGAAACACGAATTTGAAAAGGATGACCTGAAGCGTTTACGTCAAATCGATATGTCTTACCTTTTTGGAGATACAGTGTTGGATTATTTCCTGTTGCAGCACCACTAAATGTATAAGCCGAAGAACCTGATGCGGTCACACTAAATTCTTGCTCATCTGGTAGCGCAACATAAGGTACACTTGCGACAGTAGCATATACACCGCTTAGTGCCGGAGGTGTGAATGTAAATACACCAGTTGAACTATTATATGCGAGACTTCCACCACCAGATGCACTCGCATTTGATACACTTAAGTCAGTAAGAGCTATTCCACCGCCACCTCCACCGCTTGTAGAATCAGCAGCTGGAGCCCATTCAGATCCTGACCATTTTAGTACTTGGCCAGCTGAAGCTGCAGTTGATGAAACATCATCTAATGATCCAATATTTGTTTTTACTTGTGAATGATCTGCTAATCTTACCCAGTTACCTGCGTGTGCATAGTAAGCAGCACCTACAGCGTGTACGTGAGCGAACATCCCGTGATAAGTAGAAGCGCTAGGCAGGTCAGCAAGGTTGGCGTAATTATTCGAATAAGTGATTTTGTTAGAACCAAAGTTTGTTGTTCCATTTGCAGTTAGTCCGTTGAGTAGGGGAGGTGTATATGTAAACACCCCGGTTGAATTATTATATGCTATGGCGCCGTTACCAAGAGCAGCACCTTCCGATCCTACAGAAAGATCCGTAAGTGCAATGCCTCCTCCACCTCCACCTGAATTTGTAGAAGGTGCAAAGGTTAATACACCTGATGTGTTATTATAAGAAAGTGATCCACCGCCTGAAGCAGAAGCAGTTGTAACTGATATTCCTGCTCGAGCCTGAGCTAAACTGATTCCTGATCCTCCACCGCTTGCAACTCCAAGTGGATTCTCTGAAAGTATTCTTATTCTTACATCATCACCTACAGTTGCACCAGATGTGAATGTTAAAATATTATTATTTGGAGCAGCATTAATTGTATAGTCAACAGTAGGTTGTTGAATAACATCATTTACGTGAACCAATACAGAATTTACATTAACTTTTTTAGTAAGAGTAAATGCTGTTTGTCCTGCTGTTGCAGTAAATGTATTGACAATCATATCGTCATTACTAAATGCGCTTTGAGGTATTTTATTAATAGGCATTAAGCTTTAACTCCTGTACGTGTAACTTTAACAACTGTTACGGCATTTGTAGGTGTAGTTAAGAGTCTTACATTTCCTGAATTAATATCTGCATCAAATGTTGCAAGTGTAGAACCTGTTGAGATTGATGCGTACTCTGTAATATAAACTGTTGATCCATCATGAATTGCAAGGAGTTCAGATGATTGGTATGAACTTCCAGATGTAACTTGAATTAAAAACTTTGCGCATCTAAAAGTAGCAGCTGCAAAAGAATCTACAACTTGATTGGCTGTTGTTGCTGAAGTTGTTAAAGACGCGGTAGTCATAATTGAATCATCAAGGATGAGTTCATTATTGCCGAGTGCTACCTCAACTACAGTGCCACTATCTTTTTCAAGAAATAATTTACCGTCGGCCGTGTTGATCGCAATTTCACCAGCTGTAAGATCACTAGCTGCAGGTTTTGATCCGGTAGATGTCGACCTTTTAAATTGAACTACAGTACCCATAACTTATCCTATGCCGTTATATCAATGCTTCTTCGTATTCGCATCTGATTCAGCATATCCCACATGTTATTTCTAAACATGAACTGCATCAACATAATATAGACTAACCATCTTTGTTGTTCGCGGTATTGAGCTTGATTATACTTTGTTAATTGATAATCATTAAGCTTTTCAATCTCTCTTATCTTTTGTTCACGAACTTCTTGATAGTGATAGTTATTTATGTACTGGTTTGTCACTGTCCCTATCTGCATCTTCTTCTTCTCCGAAATTACCACCGTCCATGACTTCATCATCGCCGGTAAGTTCTTTTATTTTCTTTTCGGCCATTGCCAAACGAGCTTCTAACATTATAGATTTACTCGTTAAATCGCCAATCACTCTATTTTGTCTCGAAATATATTCATTGACAAATTCTTGTTGATCATACTCAATAGTCATTCAATCACTCCACTTCAATTATATTTATTTCAGTTTGAAATATACGTATTCTTTATTATCATTTCCTATTAAAGGTAAAGATGGAACATCTACATCAGCTTGTTTCTTACCGATGTATTCCCATCTTTGCCCGCTATCATATTGTTCTTTTGCAGTTGCAAAAAAATCTGCGTTCGTCCATAACATACCTGACGTCATCAATAAAGCTACTGTAAACATTAATATGTTCCGCAGTCAATATGACCGAAGAAAGGAACACCAGATGCATTTACTTGAAGAACATGACCATCAGTACTTGATGTTTTAAATTCAACGTCATTGGCTGTTCCAGTTACTAAGACACCTTTGTCTGCATAGCCTGATCCTGTTCCGTCAAACTGAAGATCTTTAATTTTAACATCTCCAAATTGAACATCACCCATATCACCTGAGTAAACACCAGAAGTATCAGTTGCGTCTTGAATAAATTTAAATCTTGAATCTGAAACATCATATCCAAAGAAACCTAATTTAGCAGCTGAGCCTGTGTGCCATCTAAATTCAATACCTTTATCCAATCCATCGTTTGATGATGGTGCAGTATCACCTGCAAGTGTAAATACTGGATCATCAATAGTTACTGTAGTACTATTCACTGTTGTCTGTGTACCGTTAACTGTTAAGTCACCTTCAATAACAACCGTTCCTGTTGCACCTGCAGCATGAGGATCAAGTGTAAGTGTAGAGTTACCAGCTGTTGTTGAGATAGTTGTTCCGCCAAGTACAATGTTACCAGTTTGCATTGTAAGACTTGAATCATTGAAGAGTAATCCATTCTCATCAAGTGTTGCTCTTAAAACACCGCCTGTTGTGAATGTGATATCATCATTATCCGCACCTGGAGATGATTCAGCTTTAATGAATGTGTCTTGGTCTACGTCAATAACTCCGCCTAGGCTATTCCATGCATTTGCGTGGTATCCTTCAAAAGCACTAAGAGTGCTATTGAATCGAATCTGTCCTGTTACCGCTGTAGGTCTCTGCGCTGTTGTACCTACTGGAATCTGAAGAGACTTATCTGAATTGATAATCATCAAACCTGTGCCGTTAGGCGTAAATTCAATATTACCATTTGTGTCTTGAGATGAAATTATATTTCCATCAATTCTTATATTGTCAGCATCAAATACACCGTTGAGGTCTACTGATCCTGTAATTACATGACTATCACCTGATGCATCACCGATATTTACGTTTCCTGAGAATGTAGCATTACCAGTTACGTTTGTGACTGCATGAAGTTCAATAGTACCTGTTCCATTTGGATCCAGTGTAAGATTACCGTTACTGTCTGTTGATGTAATACTGTTACCGTTCAGTGTAATATTATCAACATTCAATACATCAATTTTATTATTTGAATCGGTAATAATTCCAGAGTCTGCTGTCAGTGTACCATGTACATGATCAAGCATGTCTGTGAAATATTTACCACCGACTACTTCGATATTAGCGGCCGCACCGCCTGTTTCTGTTCCAGTACCAATGTATAGTCTATCACCACCGTTTGCTTGGGATCCAGCCTGAAATGAATAGGCAAATTCACCGGTTGCAACCGCGGATGGACTACCTGAGGTACCAGAGTTTTTAATTTTAATGATCGTTGCCATTAGTAATTGCCTCCAATTATTTTAGTATTTGCATTTGACACAGTCGGTTGTATAACAAACTTCTGTGTAGCAGTTTCGAAAATTAACACTGCACCGTCGCCTATGCTCGTAGCGTCAACGTCTGTAAGATCGAGTAGAGATTGAGCCGCTCCGATTGCAACGGTTTTCGCTCTCAGATTATCTGACTGTGTAAGTACAGCCTTAATTTGTTGCGTCATCTTGTAACTCCAGGCATGACTTCAACCTGTCCTTCAATAACTCTTGAAACAGTTCCTCCGCTTGATGTGATCTCCACATCATATACGTATCTTCCTGATTTCATGCTATTTGTAGCTGAAGCCGGTAGTGTTAAACTAATTTTTCCTTGCGTTGGCTGAGTAATACTCGCACCAAACGTTGCGGAAATAGTATTTGAAGCATAAGTCTTTCTGACTTGGCCGGCCGCCGAGTAACCTGAAAGATCTACTACGTTTCCAGCTGTGTCTTCTACAGTAATCACCGAAAGGAAGTCACTTCCTTGATCGATGTTAATGTTTGCATAAATCGCCATGCGTACTCCTCATACTATGTTTATTTATAAAAATTATGAACTCTATGAATATATATAATTAACTATTTACATTCTGTAAAAACTATGGTATAATAACTATTATGAACTATTATGAACTGTTACCTGAACATAACACCTTCTCAAATATTGTTGTAGACCTAACTCACCGATGTAATATGGAATGTGCCAATTGCTACATCCCAAATCGAGACATTCCGGATCTTGATAAAGATAAACTCTACAACTTTTTATCACGTCTTCCAGATCGAGCATATATTCGACTTATAGGAGCTGAACCTACAATGAGAGAAGATATATTCGATATAGTATTTATGGTTAAAAAACTAGGCCATCGCCCAAGTTTAACAACAAATGGATTAAAACTTGCACAAGAATCTTATGTAAAAAAGCTGAAAGATTCAGGATTAAGACTATTACTTCACAGCATGAATGGTGCGGATGATGATAAAGCATATCAAAAGCTTGATAATGGTAAATGGGCCACAGTAAAAGTACGAGCACTTGAAAATATATTTCGTCATAGACTACCTATCAATACGGGAACTATCATTGCAAAAAATTCAAATGAACACGTACTCGGAAGACAGGTAAAACTCTTTGTTGAAAAAGCAAAAGAAGCAGGAATTCATTTTGATAAGACTGTTCCTTATAAAAGAATAAAGCCCGTACTACGTATGAAGAGTGTAGGAATGCTCGGCAGATATATGAAAGATAGTTCATACACGATGCAGGAACTTGCAGGCCTGGCGTCTGAACAACTAAATATACCGTATGAGACCATTATAAATAGTAAAGCAACGGCAGGTGTTGTTAAAGCTGGTGCTTATGGCGAAGCTGAAACAAGTTTGCTTTTTACTTATAAGAGTTCGATAGGTAGTTTCTATATAAGATTTATCGATTGGTCTGTAGATGATGACGGAGTCATAGATCATGATAATCCTAATAGAGGTAGACTTACACAAAACTGGACAGTTGCACCGTTTTTCGAGCACGTAAAAAGGAATGAATTTGGATATTAGAATTGAAACAATAAGTCGTTCATCTCCGAGCTGGAGCGTTATTATTAATCTTATAAAAGAATTCGCAAAGAAAGAAACACAAGGCACAAATCTTGAAGAGAACTATACTACTCGTATTCATGATGAAGAGTGGCTTTGTCTTTCTGTATACGAAAACCTCGGAAAAATAGCTGGCTTTTCTTCGGTCATATATAGAGATATGTGGAAAGGTTCTGCACGTTTAGTAAATCGCATGTTGAAATCAAGCGAATATCGATTTGCAGTAACACCCGGTCAGATGACAGAACACACAATCGAGTTATTGAAACAACAGATTGAGTTTTGTAAGAAAGCTGGATATGACAATGCTTTTATGAGTAGAGAATCAAATAGTTCAAAAGCTGCGTTCATGAGATACATTAAGAATATGGGTTTTGCAGAATGGATTATACCAGAAGGAAGATATAGAACTTGTATCGCGGACAGTGCTGGATGCTGGCAGCACGTCATGTATACTCCTTTAAAACCAAACACACAATTTCAACTACAGCATATAACAGAGGATCAATATAATGAAAAGTTCAAAACTACAAATAGGTTACGCGGTATCTAACGTCGATTATGGAAGCGAGCAAGATGCGACTCAAGTTCGTAATCTCATTGCTGACGATCGGCTGGTTGTCGTCAAAAATGATAAGGCAGTAGAGCCATCACTTCTCGTGCAGTTCTATAAACTTATCGGTAAAGTTGTAGCTCAGAGTGAAAAAGTAGTAGGTTCAGGAGTAGGCGGTCAAAACGAGCTTGTAAGAGTACGAAGAAATGGTTTATTCACAGGTGCAGAAGACGGTGAACTCGAGTGGCACTGTGCAGGAATGAATAGAACAGGTGCCGAAGATATCGTGGCCATGTACATGAATAAGATGGCTGAAACCGGAGGTGACACATACTTCAGCGACGGACAGAACGCGTACAATGATCTTGATGAAGAGACAAAGGAAGTATGTCGGAGCGTAAAATCAAAAACAGTTAACTATCCAGAAAAAATGCTGGTTGGTAGTACACACTATAAGAACGTGTTTGCGGACGAACAGACCTACAAGTCTTTTGTAGACATTGATGGTGTACCCGCTCATACAAAACAAACAAGCCGAAAACAACTTGTTACGAAACATACTGTCAACAATAAAGAAGGATTGTATTATCCATGGTCTGTTATACGAGGATTCCAAGGAATTGATCGAAGAGCAAGTCATGATCTCTATTATAAACTAAAAGAACATACCATGTCAGATGCATATGTCTATCGTCATAAATGGGATCCATACGACATATGTCTTTCAGACCAACAGCATTCACTTCATCGAAGAGATGCATATGAAGGAGATCGTGAACTGTGGAGGGCAGGAATTTGGGTTTAGTGCCTACTGATATAGCTTACGATCAAGTCAAGCTATATAATTATTTTAAGCAGTTAAGCACTTCTATGCTCGAAGACTCTCCGGTTACTTATCGCGAAATGTTTCCAGACTTTACTGGCAATACGATCAGCGAGCTCAAGCAGTGGCTTAAAGAAAACGGAAAGAGTAGTCATAGGAGAACTGACATTATAGCATACCCAGATGTTAATCATGAATCAGTTAAGCCCGTAATGGATCAGATCCGAGAAAAGAATTGGACTACTGGAATCGTAGCATTCTTCATGCAGAAAAAAGGAGAAGACGTAGCAGAACACTCTGACTATCCGTACAGGAAAGGATCTCTTCTGATGCTTCCAATAATCCATGATGAGTTTCAACCTACAAACGCCGTAACCTATTACACGGAAGGTGAAAGCTATCGAGTTACCGAACCATGTATAATGGACGTCATGAAAAAACATGGAGTCAAGAACATCGACGGTGACAGGCTGATGTTACATATTGAACTTCCGGAGATGACACTATGAGATGGTTCGAAAGACTCAGGGACGAGCTTCTCGAGAAGGGACTCGTTAAAGTCAAGCTCAAAGACTTAAAGCTCGAAGAGTTTGAAGAGATCAGTGAAAGCCTAGGTAAGAATCTTGTTACGAGCAAGCACGTACTCAACGAAAAACGTACGGTACAGGAACTCAGCAACAACGGATTGTTTGGAGACGGTGATGTGGAATGGCACCACGACTGGAGCTACGGAAGGGGAAACTACTTTGGTACAATCCTCTATAATGTCAAGAACGCTCACTTGTCTCCGACTTGGTTCTGCGATATGAGTAAAGCACCAAAAGAACTCAAGGACCAGTTCCGAGGAGCCTGCGGTACCTACGCTCCACCACAACATCTTCACGAAACATGCTTTACACCGAAGCAACTTCGGATTCTGGAAAAACAGAAGATATCTCGAGATTTTGTTATCAAACACCATGTAACCGGAGAGGAGATCTTATACTGTTCCTTCGGCACGATCGGTGATCATGACTGGGACATCAGACCGATACGCAGATGGGTGGAAGAGAATGCCGTCATGCATGAATGGGAGGAAGATGACCTGTTGATATGGGATAACCTCAAGATGAATCACAAGAGAGTCGCTTTCGAGGGTGAAAGACTCTTATGGAGATCTCAGTTTATTATATGATCGATTATCGTAGTTGATCTCAGTCTCGGTATCTTGAATCATAAGATCATACCACCCTCTCCTCTCACACTTACCGTTCCACTTCTCTACTCTCGTTGTTCTCATAGGAAAGTATCCATAGGAGTCTAAGTCTATCACATAGACCGGAGCAGTTCCATTTCCTATTCCTTCATGATATGTATCCACCACAAAATTCGCGGGGCTCACATCGATGATCGTCCATGGATTCTCTCGCTCGAGGAGGACTTTTTTTACTATCGGTACGTATTCTTTCATGAGCTGCCGGCCCTTGATATACTCGGCCTGATAAGTTACTTCAATACCATTGACCTCATACTCAAAATACGGAATTTTAATCTGGTCTCCGAAATGATCGTCTTTCAGTCGCTTCAGTCTGTCGCCCGTATTTACAGCATGCTCCTCATCTTCATAGGTCGTCGTCTTTATAATAGAGAAAGAGACGAGTCTCGACCCCGCACCGTCTGCCCAGACCTTTTGATGAAAATTATGCTGTGGAAACTGTGACATATTTGTAACACTCTGGCGATAAAATACAAAAAAATGCAGTAGACTGCAGATTAATGGTGTACATTCCTTTCAATATATGGTATATTATATCTATAAACAATAATAAAAGATGGAGAAAACATGAAAGATATATTTGATTATAACAACGTAAAAGGGATCTTGGCAGGAATGTCTGATCAGCAACTCTCAACTCTAGCTGAAAAGCTAGTAGAGCAGTTCCCCAAGACTGCCGATTACTTCTCCTCTTATCTAGAGGCCCACCTTCAGGACAAGGTTGTCCGTGAAAACGAGTCTGCCTAGGGAGCAGACAAAGCCTTCGTAGCTCAGGGGATAGAGCAACGGTCTTCTAAACCGTGGGTCAGAGGTTCGAATCCTCTCGAAGGCACCAACTCTCGTGAAAAAAATTTCTGGAAAAAAAATTTTATAGCAAATCTCTGAGGTCCTCAGCACACATAGGACTATACAGCCGTCCCCGAGCGGTGCTGCCGTACACCCGATATAAAGGGACCAATGACTATACTTCACCCTCTTCTTTTATCTCTAAAGTATCCATAGTCGCGATCTTAGTAGTATCACCGCCGTGAATAGCATGTAACTCAGCGCGAAACTCTTCTCTCTTCTCCTTAGATACAAAGACAATAGTGTCCTCTACATGAGTCTCTGTTATATCTTTCCTATTGTACTCAGTGATCCAATCATTAGCGACATACTTATTAAAGACGTCGATCGCAGTCTGCCCGTCTGCCTTACTCTGATCTAATACATTAGTACTATCCTTCAGGCTGTCTCCCTTTATCTCTATAACCATTTGATATGCCATTATCTACCTCCACTGCATATTCTTTAATAGGGTCTCTACAGTACTCTCGTTGACCGCTACATTCATTACTAGAAATAGAGACGGATAGCAAGAGAATACTGTGTGCTCTATACATGTATTTATAAAGTAAGCACGGCCGTGTTCGAAATGTAATACCTCCCTATCCAGCATAAAGAAGGTCGAGGGTGGATTGCAATCCTTTATAGGTATAAACAACCTCATGTTATTAACCTCCGCCTGACGGTCATCTCGATGAGGCGGGAAGTGGCCTCCTTTACCCATCCTTATAAAATGAGACCGCCCTACGTGTCCCTTGAACGGCTCTAGAAACTCCTTTACTATAGGTGCTACTATAGTCTCCTTATTAAAAGAGTGTTCACCGAGCCTCACCTGGTGCTTTATACAGTACTCCCTTATAGAATCTAAGTCCGGGATCCCTGATAATCCGCCGTCTAAGGAGGTAACACTCAACCCCTCACGGGCCACTTTTTTGCGAGGGTTATAGGGCTTCCATTCTTGCGAAAAAGTTTCAAGATTTTCTTGGATTTTTTGAGGGTCCATGTAGAGGGCCGTTGGAAATTTTTGACCATACTGTAATATACTAGTATAGAGGTTATTATTCATCTGTTATTCCTTCTTTATTAGCTACGATATACTCTCCTGCATCTTGTTGTCGAGTACTATTACCGTGTTCTGTCCATCCTTCATATTTAAGATCATCTGGACGTGCATTACTGCAATGATCTCTACATGGAGACGGTATAGTACTATAAGATCTCCATGATTCTGTTATTTTTTCATTAAAGAGAGGGTCTTTGATGATCTCTTTGATAGGTCTTTTCTCTACATTAAAGTCATCAAGCCTGTCTACATACTCCTGCATCTGTGGTATACTATTCACGAGCTTTTGGAATTGAAACGGGCCGCCTCCGAGACGGAACATCTCCTCAAAATATGTAGTGCTCCAGAAGCAGCATGGAAAAGCCTGACCGTGTGGATCGATTGATACTATACCGCGGTTAGCCCAGTCACAGGACACTTGAATTTTTTTCTTGCCCTTGATCCATCTCTTCTTCAGAGCGATATCATGCTCTTTCAAGATCCTCTTTTTATTTTTACCCTGATAGTGTTTCGGCGATTTCATATGTGCTCTTCCTGAGTATTGCTTGCTGTCCGTTCTCGTCTTTAAATCGAAATTCCATACCTCCGTCATGACCAAACTTTCGGTTGGACTTCTGAAAGTCAATCTCTCGAGCTCCCTTCTCGAGTGCCAGATCTCTTATCTCCTTGAGGTATTTTTCATTATGTTCAAACACGATACAGTGTGCTCGAGCCATGCCGCCACCGAGAGTAAATGATTCCATGTTCTCGAGTACCTTATCGAGCTCCGTCTTCCTTCGGTATCTTGCATGCATCTCGTTGTCGATACCGTCTATGTCAAATGTAATCTTCGAGAATACATCATACTCGTTCATGTTTCTTCCGAGTGTATACCACCACATCGGCTCTCTCAGGCTGCCGTTTGTGTTGAGAGAGATCTCAACATCATTCTCGAGGAAGTAGTATATGATCTTGTCTATGTCTTTGACCATCATTGGGTCACCCCAAGTACCGCATATTGTGGCCTTGAAGATGTTCGAGCCGGGTGGATACGCTCTCTTGACACGATCGAGATTCCACATGACGTTAGGTATCCATACGTTTTTGTTCAATCCGCCGGCATACCAGTTGGTGCGATTGCACTGAGGGCAGCCCGCGTTACAGTATGTACTCAAATCGAGATACACCGTAAGCTTCTCAATGTCCCTATATAATGTCATCGAACCACTCAAATCGTTTATTCATGACGTGATAGAACGCCGCGTTGGCCTCACGAACCTGTTCTTTATTCTGCTTCCAGTTTGGACACTGAAAATGCCAGAACTTATTGTCCAGATTCTCACAGTGCACGTTGTTTGACTTGACTCGATACGACATGACGGTCTCATTATCGTACCCGAATGACTTCTGGATCTGTGGAATATACATGGAAAACTCGTCTTCTCTGAGCTCGGTCATCTTCTTGATCAGTCCCTCAAAATCATTGAAGTAACCGAGCTCGTCCATTTGCCGCCGTGAGGCACCAAATATTCCGGTATTATATACATCATTCTCACCCTCGATATCATCATCCGACAGGAGTGCATGTGTATTCCAGTACTTTGCTGACGGTGATCTGTAGTGATATACATAATCTTCACCCTTCCAGTTGCTCAAGTCCAGTGCTTCTTTACTTGCCCAGTCTTTAAGTGTAGCGTCATAGTTACAAAAGATCGCGTTCTGACAGTTAAAAGCGTCAAAGAATGATACGTCGGTGTTGACTATTACATCAAAATCCATATAGAGTACGTTATCATATTTCTTCGTGAGTTCCTCCATGCACCATATCTTATAGAAATTTACCACATTATATTCACTCATGTCAGTCATGCTCTTCATTGTTGCACGAAATATTTGGTATTTCTCATCATTCTGGAACAGTAAATAGTCCGCACCGATGGATCTTGCGTACTCACGCCTGTTGTTTTCCAGCCTGTCAAAGTACTCCAGGAAGTTGATTCTGGCCCTCTCGTTCTTATCAATATCGTCACCAGTAAAGTTACCGGCCGGCTGCTGGAGTTCGGGTGGTATCTCTACGTGCAGCGAGTATATGGCGTTTCTCTTGTTTCGGTAGTACGTGTCAAAGTTTTTATTGATCATGTGTAGGAATTTTGCATCACTTAGGTGCTTCTTGAGGTCCGTTTTTTCCCTCGTAATGGGGTCACATACAATACGATTGTCTAATCTTGTGTGCCAAGTACGGTCATCATGCTGTATTTCTACCTTACTTTCTATCAACGCCGCGCTAAAAAAAGCCTCATTATTGTGTGTAAAATACTCATAGTCACGGCCAATCTTCCTTGCATATCCCTTTCCCTGTATAAAATCGTCTGTCTTTTGTATGTAGCCGGGTAGTTTTTTCATAAAATTTATCTTCTTTATGACCTTACCTGATCCACCCATGACGGCGGTATTGACTATGTCATTCTCTTTTCCTGACAGCAAGGCCTTCGCCAACAGATATTTTATTGTAGGTGTACGAGTTGTCTTATACAGCTGGAAATTTTGGTGATGTATGATATCATTCTGGTCTATACACCAGATTTTTTTTGAGAGATCTACCTCATCAAAAAAATTCTTATCGGTTTTTGGAATGACATCAAAATCGAGATATAAAACATTGTCATATTTTTTACCGAGTTCTTCAAACATATAAATTTTATAGAGGTTTACGGCATCATATATCGTATTGATCGAAAATTTATGTTGAAATTCTTGGATGTATCCGATCTTATCAAAAAAAATCCACTCGGCACCACATTTTTTTGCATATTCTTGTTTACATTTCAGTAAATCTTGTTTATATTCTAAAAAAGAAAGTAAATTATTTTTTTCTTTAGGCCCTTCAAAATCAGGCTCTACGAATACACTAAAAATTATATTATTCATCTGGTCTATCTATTACCTTTGGCTTGCAGTATGCAGAATAAGTATATGACTGCACTTTTTGTAGTGGTCTATTTATCTTATTTTCATACATCTCACATTTTTGTAGACTACCGTATATAAGTTCTTCATCGCTTATAGTTTCAGCTTGATTCATTATAACTAATACCCATACGAGTGTCTTCATCTTATCTCCAAGGTAGCATTGTCATACCGATATAATTTAATCCTATCTCAATTATGACTAACGCGATACCACCACCAATAATCTGCCAGGCCCACCATTTCCAGCCGGTCAAGCTGTTGGCCCATTTCCTGATCTTTGATTCCTTAGCTTTCTTTTCAAGTCCACTTCTTCTAAATATTTTCTCTGCCCAATAGTTAGGGTCTAAAATATTTTTTAACATTATCAATGGCCAGAATATTATCTTTAATATTTTCATTTGCCTATTACCATATGTCTGAGATATGGCCCTTCCTTTCCTTGAAATTCTCTTGACTCATTATAATATACATCATTTAACATACACTGTTCTGCCAACTCATCCGATGTTTCATGTATATTTATGTGCTCTAATTCTGACTGATTATTATTGCTCTGTGCAATTACAAGAGTATCATCAGGCCTAGCCTTCATCATCTCAAAAAATCTATCTGGTGGAATATGTTCTGAACTGGTTGTACATAAAATAGTATACCAGTCTTTATTTTCAAGGTATCTTTGTACACCGTCCATGAGATACCATGATGGTTGTGGATCAAGGTCAGCTACAAGTCTTTCACCAATAATTTTTGTGTATGGATCGAGATCGCAGTTGTCTATCGTACATTTCGATTCATGTCTTATCATATATGACAACACACCGTACCATGATCCTACAATACACATCTTATCTTCATCATCAAGAAGATGTCCTGCCTCATCCATCAGCCATAGCTTGCTTTCAATTTGATTATGATTGACAGAGTCATATAGATCTACTATACGAAACAGATCCATTGACTCGTCATACTGAGAGTCTTTGTAGTGTTGATGTCCTACATCAAGCACTTTTCTGTACAGTGATTCCAAATTCATTGAAGTCAACATTATTCCAACTTTCTATTGCAGCATCCTCAATAGGCGATTCAACCCTTGATAAGATGCCATCATCATGTATTCCATAAAAGATCTTTTCATTATATATGAACCCGTCAATACCCTTATATTTTCTCATAAAATAATCACGATTCGTGTTGAAGTGATTCCATATATGTGTTTGCTCATGATTGGTCCATGCTAATACTGATGAATTGACTACCGTGTCAAATGCATGAGGTATGTAATATTTTTTCTCATGTCTTTTCCAGTATGCCGACACCATGTAAAGTTTATCAAATCGAGTTAAGTATCGACTTGGATCATGATTAACTTTGATGTCAAGATCGAACAATAAACATTCTCCTTTTGCAGGAAAATCTTCTGAAAACAATGCAAGTTTATTCCACCACTTTCTGAGGTGTGTATCAATATGAATACATTCTATGTCTACACCTTTTGGATCATCTGTATAACAAATAAACCTTGCATTAGGATAGTATTTATAGAGACTATGATATAAGTTATTCACATGAAGAGACTTATATAATGTCCCTTCCTTCACAAAAATTATGTTCATTTATCAATTACTTCTATACTCTTTTCAAATGATGGATAAGTTATGCGATCGTCATAATGGTGTTGTCTTATATTTTTATCATGGTTATGATAGCCTATTCCTATCATATTTATGATGTCATGATCTATATCTAATATTTCTTCTGTTTCATGTCTTCTGTGTTGTGCATTATATATGCCTGTTCTATAACCTAATATATTCGCAGCCAAAGCCAAATATCCTATTGCAATACCTACAGATTTTTCTTCATCTTCTTTAGCAACTTTATTTTTTGTATTATCTTTTCCATCTACTATACCCATATTGTATTCTGCTTCAGTCCTAGCTCTTTCGCCATAATCTCTATTACTTACAAAAGCTATAACCAAATTTGCAAGAATTTGAGGATTACTGATTGCAAGATATGGATCATATCTGGCTGTAAAACTGTCAGACGTGTTGTGTATACGTTCGATAATATCTCTATCTTGAATAAACACTGCTTTATAAAATACTCGGTTTTGTTTACTAGGACATGTCTTTACAATATATTTAAATGTTTCAATGTCTCTTTCAGGTATTGACTTAGATAGGTCCCAGTTCCTTTGACACCATGCCGATTGTTCTATAAGTTGTTCTAATATATGATTCTCTATCATCCGATAAACTTACTGTGATGTATTAGCACCACTCTTTCAGACCACTTTCCATCTACATTTAATATATCACCGTCAGTTGCATCATAATAAGCAGCATTTAAATCTAATGAATTTTGTTCTTTCCAACGAGCTGCTAAATGTGCAGGCGCCTCTATGTGTAAACCAACCGCATCACTTACAAAATTTTGCTCACCAAAATAAGGTATTGTGACTATACCTTCTTGCCAGTATTTAGTCATCCATCTCATAGGATCTCTATAAAATATATCATATACTTCTGTAAGAGTATTTGCATGCCACTTATAGAATCCACCGTCGAGTTCACATGTCGGTTCAAGCGTCCACCATTTACTTAATGATCCTATTGCATTTTCTGGAACATCCATATCAAAAAGAGGTGTAGGATCATTGATAATCTCTTGATCAATATCCATTACGATACACATATCACCCTTTGAATATTTAACAAAATCTTTTTTAAAAAAATCTATTTTATACCATGCTTCACGGATAGACGGATTACTTTCTCTATCAAGTTTTATTTTTTTGATACCAGAAGCGAGCTTATCTTTCTTATCTGTATAACAGTAGAAAGTAAACTCGCTCTTATAATATTTTTTGATTTGTTTGTATAGATTGTTTACGTTGTCTTTTGTAAACTTACTTCCATAATATAACGTAAATATATGTAACATTTAACTCATCAACTTAACAGCATGCCTCATCATTTCGATTGGTGTCTTTGCTTTTCTTAAAGAAGCCTTTGTCTTTGTGTCTTTATGATCTTTTATTTCTTGTAAGTCAAATAAGTATAGTTTAGTCATAAACATAAATTCTTTTACTTTTCTGTCTTTAGGTACGTCATTACTAAACATTGTATTTGAAATATCTTTATATATTTCTTCTCTTAGTTGGCGCTCAGTTTTAATCTGAACTTGTTCATCTTTTTGTTTTTCGTACTCATTCTTTGGAATCCATCCTTCTTCTTGACCTATCTTGATAGCTGCTAACTCAAAATCACGTCTTTGTTGTCTATTTCTTTCTGCCGTTGCATCAATAATATCATCAAAGTTTATCTTACCGAGTTCTAACACCTCAAGGTATGCTTTATCTTTTGGGTCTACTTGAACATATTCCTGATACATTTCCTCATTATCTGGGTTTCCCCAAATGACTTCAATGGTGTCACGTTCAGGACTTGTAAAGACCGCGTCTATGAATACTTTATTTTTTAAGTCCATTTTAAATCCTTCTTATTCTTAAATGATTTGTAGAAACAGTTGTAGCCGAACCGCCTGGAAACTCTTGAGCTCGATAATCATTTGTATTTACAAATCTTGTTTGATAGTTAGAACCATTCATTCTTGTATCAACCATTGCTGATCCTCTGTTGTTTCCACTACCATTGATACTATATCTTATATGTATGCCTGAGTAGTACTTCATATTAAGATTCATAAATGTACCAAAGTTAGATGCAGATATTGATTGAACATCTCCACCACTTGTTATCTGAGCCGGTAGAGTTACTGAAGGCGTTCCTCCAAAACCTTGATTTACACCATGAAGATAGTAGTTAGTAATTGTGGTTGGCTGATCATTTGTTTCTGCTATTCCGCCTGCAGTGTATGCACCTACATTTGCACGAGTATCAGTAAAAACCGGTACATTGCTTTGTAATGACATACCTGATACTGATGTAGATGTACTAATTCTATACGTACCATCTCTATCTGTTCCATCAACAAGCATATCAATTGCTGGAGAAAAGATAGTGTCAAACATATCAGTGTTAGTCATTGCTCTTACATCATTTCCATCATAGTAACAAAAGTTAGATACACCACTATCAGTTTGTACTGAACCTAAACCGCTTGTTTCAGAAAATCTATTATATGCAATTGAAATGTTTGCTGCATCACCTGTTTCACCAGATGTTGGAAACCTATCAACTCTTGTTAATGCAATACCAGCAATTAAACGATTGTCATTTATTGTTCCTAAATTTCCACCGCTAGCAACTACTTGAAGAACTGTTCCAACACTAGACGCATGCCAAAATACCGCAGCATCTTTAAGTACATTAATTTGTGCCGTGGTCATTTCTTGAAGATCGCCACCATTGATAAAGAGAGGTGTTCTTACTGCCATGATTAAGATCCCGGTGATCTAAGCGTCTTTATTATCGTACCCGATGAGTTTCTGATATTTAAAGTTACCGTACTGTTAAAGTCTGCACTGACTATGGTATTATCTGCAATCTTTGCTGAAGTCACCGCACCTGTTCCAATTGTTAATGCACCACTTGATGCGAGTGTTGCGTCACCTGATACTGCTACTTCTTCATAACTTGTATTATCACCTACGAGTATTTTACCTGCAGTATTGTCTGGCATTTTTAAGGTGTCCATATCAACTTCACCGGTAACATTAACACCTGTTGCGGTTGTAGCTATTTTTGATGCTCCGTTATGAGCTAGTGTAACTGCACCACCGTCTACTGCTACAATATAATCTGCTGTGTTACCTGCATTAGAAAGATTAACCTGACTGCTAAGTACCCTTAATGCACCTGTGCCGGCATCTTTGATAAATGAATTACTTCCATCATGATAAAGTAATAGATCATCACCATCACCTATCCTTATTGATGGACCATCACCTGCTGCATTTGTAGAGTCTGCAATGTCTATCTTAGTAAATTCTTCACCAGCTCTTAGTTCATTTAAACAACTTACTAAATCAGATCCAGTGAAACCTGCATCTAAACTTGCAAGATCTCCTTGGTTAGTACCAAGTGTATTTGTCTTTGTTCTCCACTGATCAAAGGTGTCTGTAAGTGCTACATTTATTATTGCCATTTTTTAAGAACCTCTTTCATCATTAGTTTTAATTCTGCAACATCTTCTTTCAGCTGCTTCATCTCGTCTGCTTTGCTCTGTGCTTCTTGTTGTCTGCGTCTTGCTGCTTCAAGTGCACTACTATCTGTATTTATAATGGCCATGTTGTGGATATCTCTTACCAAGCTGTTATGGCCTTCAATTCCTACTTTCATTACGTACCTAATGCAATCACTCTAAAGTCTTTTATTCTTGGAACTTTAGTTGATTGTGTTGACTTCAAACAAACCTTAATCTGGAATGTTGTAAAGTTTGGATTAATATTATTAATTGTATATTGATAATCTCTGAATACTGTTGTATCATCTGTTGTTGCTACTGCAGAGTCTTGTGTACATAATGTATATCCAAGTGTGTTAAAATCTACATCAGAAGATGATTCTTGTGATCTGTAGTAAACTTCAATCTCAGCACCACTTGGTCTGTTTGCTGCAAACATGATTCTTAGTGCTTGGCTGTTTGTATCTAAGTTGATTTGTCTTGTGATATATTTTGCCAAACCACTTCCACCTGTAGCTGCTGTTTCTGGCAAGAAGTTTTGTACTATATTACCTCCTGTACCTGATGCAATAGGCTTATCAACTCTATTGTTGATATTAACAAGTGATACTCTTTCAAGATCAATCATTGGACTTAAGAAATCATTTGTTGATGCCATGACTAATTGCATTATACCAGATTTATTTCCGCTGTTACTATTAGTTTCATTAATGGCTGATGCTAACATCTGTGGTACATCAAAGAAATAGTTTTCATTTGGTATGAATGGCCTGAATGATGTAGGTGTTCCACCGTATGCACTTTCTGATCCGGCAAGTGATTTGCCTTTTAGAAGTTTTATACCATAAGATGTGGATGTTCCAGGCAGTACCATTTCTTGTACAATCGGATACATCGAATCAAACATTTTATTTTCAGTTGCGGTTACTCCTATTCCTGCACCTTGAGCTGCTGAAGTTGCAGCTGATCCTGATACAGTAATTGTGTATCTATCTTGTTCTACATCTGCAATTGTATGGTTTCCATTTAATTGGCCTGTTGTCAATCCACCAACTGTTGCGGCTCCTGCAAGAGTTACCGTACTGCCAACTGTCATACCATGGTTTTTATGTTCTACTGTAACTACATTAGATCCACTTGTTGTTATGAGAGGTGAACCTTCTAACAGTCTAGCTGGAATTGCTTTATTTTCAAAGATGCTTACATTTGATACACCAGTGTTAAATACCGCTCTTGACACTGTGAATTTTAAGTCTTTAGTTTGATCTGCAGACCATGTTGAACCGTTTTGTGATTTAAATAATACACCTGCATAAGGTGTCTTTGAAATTCTTCTTGTAGTTCCTAGATTAGTTTGTCCAAGTTCTGCTACATAAGCTTCGTATTCTATACTATTGGCCAATAGACATATTGCATATTCAACATTTGGTCTTAGATAGATTGGACCAGCAAATGTAAATTCTGTAACGCTACTTCCATCATTTGATATATTAACACCGCTTGCAGATTTTACAACTTCTCCAAGTGGAACAATTTCAGTACTTGGATAACCATTTACAACTGTTCGTATTTGAAGTGTAATTGGAATATTAGCATCTTTCTTCTTAAAGAAACAACCTACCTTAGTTATAAATGCCCCTTGTTCATTATCGATTAAGAATGTTTGAGCAAGTGGATCAACCCATCCGATTGTCCTTGAGCCAATAACCATTCTTGAAACGTTTGTTTGTGATTCACTCAAAGATTCTTGTGTAAGTCTTGGTGATCTTAAGCTTACTTCTTGCGTAGTGTTAATTAAACCTCTTGCAATGTATTGAGCCTGACCTGATGAAGTTATATTTGCATCAACATTATTTGCATCATCTACAAGCTTGAAGTTTCTTTGGCCTGTTCTAAATCTTGTTGTTGCAGTATTTGGAATATAAAATTCTCCAAATAATTCACCAGCTGCGTCTGTTATAAGATTACCGCTTCCATCCGGATGTGCAGTAGCTGATGCATTTGGCTCAGCATCCCATGAGGTAGCTGCAAACCTTACAAACGCACCTGATGTTATTTCTCTACAAAAACTACTTACATCAATATCATCAAAGAATGGAAATAATCTTGTGTTTGGCTTAAATCGAGTTGCATGGAATCTTACTCTTCGTGACCTGATAAATGGTGCAAAGTTAACATCAACAACTCTTTCACCCATACTTTCTTGTACACTTCCCGGTGCAACTCTTGTTCTTGTACCAGTTCTATTCAATCTTGTTGTTGTTGTCTGAATAGTATTTTCAAAAACTCGTCTTCCACTTCTACCTCGGTCTGTGCTAATTTGTCGGCCAGTCCATTGAGTTTGCCACTCGTTCCAAACTGTTCCTAAAACACCATCCTCATCTTGAAGTGCATTTACTACATCAAATAATCCTTGGTTATCAACAATAAGTTCTGGTCTTGTGTCTGTGTCTTTCCATTCATCACTTTCAGGTGTAAGGTCAATATTACCAATCCATGCAAATACATCGTATGGGTTTACATTTTCTACTCCTGATGCAAAAGGCTGATCGATAATAGTTGTATTAGTATATGGAAGTGTTAGAAAATCTCCAGTTACCTGATAGTTAGATGATAAAGGAGTGTTGATCTCAAACCTTGAAATACCTTCATAATATTGCGGTCTGGCTTCACCATTTTCTGCGTCCATTGAAATATGATAATCTGGGTTAGATGGATCACCGATGTTATGACCGTAAAATGGATCAACTACAAAGCCATTTTTAAATCTATCAACATTGTTTGAGTCAAGAATTTGTTGTTGACCTGCTTCTCTTTCAAGCAGTGATAGTGATGTGAAGTATTCGAGGTTGTCAATACGATCTTCTAGTTTACCGATGTCTCTCATAGTAAATCGTTTATTGTCAAAATATTCTACTTCAACATCATCTGTGTTAAATGTGTATGCACCAAGCTTTATGGTATATAGTGTCATACCATCATCTGGATCTCTTGGAGTTGGAGGTGTTTGACTACTTACACCCTTAATCGCCTTGAATTGTCCTTCTTGATCCAAGAATATCTTGTCTGTTCTTGGTAGATGAAATTGAAAGTCTGCAATAATATTTGAGTTTACTTTTGGAATCTCTAAAGGTAAACTACCAGTTCCACTAAATCCTGTTCCAGCATCATTAATTCTTGGTCTGAAATCTAATACATCTCTGAGTTCAACTTTACCGCCTGTTGTAGGTGTAAAGGATGGAATCAATGCGTAGTCAACTGCACCATCATATGAGTCTACCGAGAAATAATCACCAGCACCTGCCGAGAAGAATTTAAATGTAATTAGCAATCTTCCTGTAGGTGCAAGTGCACCAGGTTTACGTGTAATACTACCAAGACCATAGAAGTTATCTCTTTGTCCATTATCAAGTGTAAATCTAGATGTAATATCTGTATCAGATGTTGTAGCATTTGTACTGAAGTCTGCTGCCATATGAACTGAAGTTAACTCAAAAATATCGGCTTTTCCTAACGATATTGAAGATGCCGTTGCATTACCTGATGTAGTAATCTGTAATGTTTGACCGCTGTTCAATGTTTTTTGTGATTCTTGTGCAATTGATTTAACTACTGTCGCTATTAACGTAAGTGATGCTGTTCCTGTAATACCTTGGCTGTTAAGATCTATTGAAATGTTGATGTTATTTGTTCCACTTACTGTAATTGCACTTACAGCATCATATACATCACCTGTTCCTGAATTACATAAGTAATAATCGTTTGCAGTTAGTGGTATTTGAAATGATTCATTTGATCCTGCACCAAGTGTATCGGTTGCAACACCACTTGTTGTTGTTAGTGGTATTACACGTCTTGCTGTTAGTGTAGTATCAACCGCGTTTGTATCAGTTCTTATTGTCTTTACAGCTTTATTTGGAAGCGGACGTAGTAAGTTATTATTACCTGTACTAAACATCTGTGCTTTACCGCCGGATTGTACAAAGTCACCGCTAAAGTCACTTGACGTGGAGCCGCCAGTTTTTAAGAATGTTTCTGCATCATCTACAAATGTTTTTCCTGAGTTCATCTGTACATCAAAGATGAATAGGTTATATTGTTCTGTTCCTGATCCAGCAGTTCCTGAGAAGAATTCAATTGCTCTTACTCTTGCTGTTCCTACAACTGCCGAAGATCCATCAATAAGATTAATTTTTTCAAATTCATTTACATTCGGTAAGTTCATTTGAACACCAGATGTTGGTTGAATTCTTGTAAAGTTACCAAGTGTAAATGGTGTAATTGAGTTAACTACTTGTTCGGTTTCTCTTGCTTTATCAATCGCAACAAATTTAGCCTGAGTAGTTTCTATTTCGTATCCTCTTACATATGCTTTACCGGGTTCTAGTCCAATAGCAAGTTTTGATTCAAGACCTCCTCCAGCGGCTGAAAAGATTCCGCGATTATTTCCAGTTAATAGATGCTCTCTTACATCAATATTAAATGGTCTTACTGTATAGTTACCAGATTCATCAAATGTTCTTCTTGCAAATGTATCTTCGAGAACTGAGTATTCTGTACTTCTGATTTGTTGTTTGATTATACCGTTTTCAACTCTCATAAGTTCGATAAAGGTACTATCGGTTGTTTGAGCAGTCGTAAATTTTGAAAGTGTTAAATCAATTTTATATCTGTGTGCACCAGGAGCAGCAAAGTTCGGAGATCCTGTAGCGTTATCAACTAATGATGCATCTTCTGTAGTTGTCTGAAAAACTTCGGTAACATTTAAACCGATTCGATATGAAGGTGTATCTCCATACTTATCAAGTACGAGTGTTTGAGATGTTACAAATGCAAATATTCCATTTACGTAATAGATACCTGGCTGAATTGAAACTGCAGAACCAAATCCTACATCACTTGCCGAGCTGTTGATTGTTGCTCCTCTTGTTGTACCACTTACACCGACACCTTGAACAACTTCACTTGCCGCAAATGTTTTTGTGGTGTTATTTGTTCCTGAGTTTGTGTATTTTACGAATAATGTTAATGCATCACTTCCAGTTGCTGCTACAGTTCCTACAACTTTTGCTGTTACTCCATTAGTTTGGCCTGTGATAGTAATTCCTTGGAAATCTGTTCTATAACCTTCAACATCTGCCGAGTTATGAACTGCGTTAACTTTGATAAATCCATATTCAAGGTCAAGTGCTGTTCCTCCGGGAAGAACCATTGCACCTTCTTCAAATATGTGATCAGCAAAATTTGTTACTTGTTGCTGCAATGTTGTTTGCAGCTGTGTCATTTCTCTAGCTTGTATTGCTACAGAAGGTCTAAATAATATCCTATAGTATTTTTCTTGAGGTTTTTTGCCGTCTGCGCCCGTTACTAGAAAATCATCATAGTACGGTGATACATTAAAGTCTGCCATGTTTTATGTCCTAAAATTCAATTACGAGTTTTATATCTTCGATTTGTGCCGTTGCTCTACTTACTTTTGCTCTATTTTCTAAATACATAACTTGTCCCGAGTGTTTTTCAATTTCTGGATTGCCTAGTGAACTAACGTTAGCCGTTGCTCCACCTGCACCACTGATTGCTTCAGATCCAGTAAATGCTGTAAATCCTGTTGATGCATCTTGGTGATATCTAATAGTTGTACCATCAATTGAATCAATATAAGCTACTGCTCCGGATGATCCACCTGTGATTTGCTCATCAATTACAAAAGATCCACTTACCGAAGTTAAAGCCAAAGATTTATTTGCATTTAGTGTTGTTGCTGTTGCAACACTTGTAGTTCCATGATCAAATGGATTACGTATAATACCAATTTGTCTATAATCATTATCGATAGGAAAGTCACCTGAACCTTCAGCACCGTCTAGTTTAACGTTTGTCATAACAAAGAAACTAGATAGTTCATTGACAGGATCTGATCCGTGACCGCCTTTTGGCGATATGATTGGTCGAGCTGCTGCGTTCGATCCACCGCCACCTGAAAATGATACGGTTGCGTTTTCATAGTTACCGCCATTGTTTGATATTGTTACTGCAGTAACTGCTCCACCTGCGATTGTTGCTGTTGCCGTTGCGCTTGATCCATCACCTGCAATTGTTACTGTAGGAGCCGATGTATATCCACTTCCTCCTGCTGTAACAACAACATGATGTATTGCTCCATTATCAGCATTTGATTGTACCTGAAATTGAAGTGATCCATCATCTGATGATAATGTTTTTGTCGGCATGAACGCAGATGTTAAAAATTTAGTTGCATCAACACCAGAAAGTGTGAACATATATTTCCATCTATATCCATCACCTTGATCAGCTTCTATATTATTTGTAGTTGTTCCTGTTGGTTTGTTAACTGATGCACCTGGACCTGCAATGATACATTTATAACATTTTAATTCATCTGTCAAAACATAATATTGACTGGTTGTAAGATCAACTGTGTCATCATATCCTATATATGAATTACCAGAAACCCAGTTGTATCGAGTTGATGCGTGTGATAAGTCACCTGAACTCATTTTTTTAGCTGCAATCATTCTCTGATGAGCTGTTTGAGAATCAAGTACTCTATTTACGGGTGTTGCAATTGCGGTATCTGAGCTCGGCCACTGTTGTGAACGACCTACAAAAAGATACATACTATTACTGCCAACGTCTGATATGAAGTTAGCCGCGTTTTGCACCCTTATTTCTTTAGTGACGATGGCTACCATTTTATTTCCTTTTCCTTCTTGTTATTTATATAAGTTTACGATATCGTTATCACAGAATCGAAAGATAATTCTATCGCTTCTTGGTTCACAGCTTGTTGAACGGTGAAATTCTTAAAGTCATCTATAACACCACCCGGATGATTTGGAGGTGTTACGCTATATGCTGTATTTACCCCAGTTTCATTGTTTGCTCGAGTCTGAGAAACAGTGATTGGAGTTGAATAAGTTTCTGTTTGTGGCAAGAATTTGTACATGTCTACGTGTAAGAAACTCGATGTCAACGGTGGCTGAGGTGCCACTGTAACATAATCTATATCTACAAGGCAAGATCTTGCTGGCAATTCAACATCTGCTGATACTACATCAATAATAATATTAAACGCACCAACATCAATTTGTCTACCCGGAGGTGTTCCCATTTTACCTGATGCATTTGTAAAAATAACAACTTCACCAAAGAATGCAAAACCCGCAGGATGAAGAAGTTTCTTTACCGCATCATTCCATTGTTCAATTGTTTGACCGGTTTTAATTACATATGAAAATGACTGATAATATCTTGAATCTTGAATCTTTTTAAGGTGAGATATTTTACCATCATCACCTGTCCATTTTTGAAATGATTGATCCCATTTACCATCAGATGGTTTAAGTATATCTACTCTTGGAAAGTATAGTTCAATATTGTCGTTAAAGATAAGATTAAACAAAGCAACATATGAAGGTTCAGCACCTTTAGATAAGTAAATGTCTGTAACGTTTTTATACAATTTAACTTTGTCAGCAACAACATTTTCTGGAATTGATACAGCAAGTTCTCTTTGTAAATACTCAATAAAGGCTGTTGACACTTGATCAAGATCTCTATATTCCGGAAGAGTATTAAGTATTTTGCCAGCGCCACCATCTTGATCAAGAAAGTTGAAATACGCTTCAGCGAATGCAACTAACTTTGGATCATTATGCCTGATATGTTCAGGAATTACTGAGTTAATATCATATCGCATTAGTAACTACTCCCAGAGCCTCCGTAGTTAGGCGTTGTTGTATATCCTACACCTGCGATAGCACCACCTGTTGCAACTGTGTCAACTTGTGGTGTAACTACTACGTTATTCATATCAATTTCTACAAGCTGATTTCTTTGAGGTGCAATATCATTTGAATTTGGTGTTGCAGTAATAGTTATGTATGAGCCAGTTATAGCTTCTGGAAGGAATGAAGTAATTGTAACAATACCATTCACTGTATCCACACTTCCAGCGTTCTCTACTGTTATAATTTTTTGATTAGTAGAACTTAATCTAAATATCTGTAGTTGTCTTGCTGTAGATGATGTATTTGTTTGGAACAATGTGTATAGTGAACTATCATATGATGTTAGTCCATGATTTGAAAATGTTGACGGCATATAGAATGTTATGCCAGTAAACTCTAAGAACGTATGAGTATGGCTATTTCCAATTCCACCATTTACTACATCTGCTGAATTGGCTGCAGCTGCAGTAGTGTAAAGAGGATAAAAATATCCTTTACTTCCTGCATAGTTTGCGTTTTCTGTGCCATACACCGCATATGGTCCAGTAGATGCACCAGCATCTACAGAAAATGTAGTAATTGGTGTGTCTTGAAATTGGTGTAATTGACCATTTAAAGTAAATGTGGTTGAACTAATAATTGATTGTGCTGCACCTATGTTTGTAAAGAATCCATTGTTATAATCTAGTGTATATTTCTTTGCAGTACCAAGAGTAGGTGATAATCTCTTTTGAATTCCTACGTTGACTGTAGAGTTTAATATTGATGCATCAGCATTATCTATTTCACCGAGTAGTTGTGAATGCCTGAACACACCGTCAAACTTCTTAAGGTTAGTATCATTATATGTTTGTATAACACTTCTTACTTTACTTGTTAATTCACCAGATGTTAAAGAAGTTAAGTTAGGATCATATTTTACGAACACTGTAAGTTTAATGTAAAGATAAACTGGATCTACAATCTCAGGTGTAATTGACACAATGTTCTTAGGTTTTAAGATTGTGTCTATAATGCTTTGCTTTTCTGATGCACCTAATGTTGTTCCTGTTTTAGGTTTAATTGAGACAAACACTTTACCATATTCAGGTGGATCATTTTCTTCACCGCCCCACACTGAAACAGTTTCAGCATTAGCATATTGATTCTTAATTACCGTTTGATAATCATCTGCAGTAACAACTCTATTTTGAGATAGATATGAAAGTGGAGCATTAAATCTTATAGATTCAATATCTTCTTTGACTGCACCACCAGATGATTTAGTTACTAGACTTATGCTTGTATTTGTGTTTCCTTCAATATTACCTTCAAGCGCAAATGCTGTAGCATTATTTGAAGCTGTTCCATCTGTAATTAAATATTCAAATGTAATTACATTTCCAGCTACTAGTTTTTTACCGAATGAGTTGTCACCAAAATAAATCTCATATTTTCCATCAAGTCCTTCTTGTAAAAAGTAAACTTCTGATGTACCTGATACGTTAACAATATTAGTTACAAGAGAATAAACAGCATCTGAAGAACTAGCAGCATTTGGTTTTACTTTAACAACTATAGATGATGTATCAACATTCACATCAGGTATTTCATATTTTTGTCTTGCATCACTATCGTCAACTGTATATGTAAATGTCTTAAGTTTTCCTTGGCTTATTACTACATTTGAAAATTTATATACACCTGCATCAGGCTGAATTGTTTGAGCAATTAGATTTACAAAATTAAATTTCTTTCCGTCAATTGTTGAACTGAATGCTGTTCCTCTACTCATTGTTAATGATGAAGGAGTTCCAGCTGGACTATTAACAGTTACGTCTAATGTTGCAGAAGCGGCTGTTCTTGATCTTGGTACATATCCTAAAGATTTTGCATGACTTACAACATTATTTCTAACTTGAGCCGTGTCTAGATAAAGCTCATTTGCTTGAACATTAGCATTAAACGCGTTGTAAAATGTATTATATGATAATACATCAAGCAATGTAGATAGAGCGCTACCGTCAAAATCATAGTCAGCCAGTGTAGTTTGATTTTGCATATACGTTTTAAGATTTGACCTAATCTGATCAAAATCAAGCTCAGTGACGTTAAGTCTATTTTTTGAAGATGTTGTGGCCATTATTTTATTCTCTCTAAGTAAAAGTCAACTTGTTCCTGTTGACCAATTGATATTATGTTAAAAATTATAGCAACTCTTACTCTATTTTTGTCTGATTCATCTGTGACTTCAACATCTATAAGATCAACTCTAGGTTCATGGTTTTCTATCGTCATAGTGATTTCATCTTGAATATCTAAAGCAGTCCATACATCTGTTAATTCAAAAAGTAAACCTCTAACACGTGATCCTAAGTTAGGTTGAAATGGTCTTTCATGCAAATCAGTGAAGACCAGATTTTTAACACTTTGTTTTATGGCATCTATATCTCTTTTAATTGTTATATCACCATTGTTTGGATTAGCAATAAATGATAGATCAAAATCAGAATAGAGACTCTGTCTAGCTCTGATCCTTGATGTTAATGATGCATCACTTCTTGTTTGTGTTCTTGCCATACTACTATTTATACACTATTGAGCGTTGTTATCGATATTTAAATACTGTGCTCTATCAACAACAGCCTGTTTATATTTGTCCCATTGAGTTTGAATTTGAAACCACTTATTAAAGTCTTCTTCTAAATTTTCTTGAGTTGCATAAGTAATGTAGATAAGATCCCAATCATCTTTAGTTTTTAAACCAGCTAAAAATTTTAGATAGGCATCTTCTGTGTCATAAAATATTGCTTCTCTGCTATCTATGAGTGTTATAGTTCTTAATAACTCTTGTTCTTTTTCATAATATTGCGCAACTCTCTGAGGCATTTTTCCGGCTTGATATAAATCAAGAGCTTTTCTTCCTGTAGTTCTTTGAAGATTTATTAGCTGGCTTCTTGGTGAAGAGTTTGCCTTTTTATAATCTTCATATGCCTTGTTTGCATCATCTTTTAAAATTCTCCAATATACTTCAATCATAGGATCTATTATGCCAGTGACTCTATCCCATTCTGTCATTACTTCATCATATGATTTTCCAGAAGGAGAAACAACCGATGGCTTTTTAGATGGTTGTTGATCTTTATGTTCTGTAACTGTTTGAACTTTTGCAGCAGAATCTTCAGGCTTAGTAGCATTTACATTTGGTGTTTCCACAGCTTTTGCTTTTTCAACTATTGATCCATCTGCAGCAACTTCTTTATTTGGAAATAAACTACATGGATCAAATCCTGTAAGAGATCCTGAAGTTACTGCTGTTTGGACAATCGTAGTCATTTGATCTATATAACCTTGAAGTTCATCTGAAGGTAAACCTGAAAATGTTTCTTGTAGTTGAGCAATTTTTCCAGGCAAGCTTGTTATTGCAACATCAAGATTAGCTGTCAAAGATGTAACAGCAGAATTGATCTCATCTTGAAGATTTGGTAGAGCTACACTTGGTATTGGAACTTTAACAGATTCTAATGCAGTAAGTGCCTCAGCTGCTTTAGCTTCAAGTGTTGCAAGACCTGCTTTACCTTGAGCAAGTGCTGCTTCAATCTCGTCTGTTACACCGTCAAGTGCTTCTAGCGATACGTTATTTCCACAAATTAATGTCATGACGTTGCATACCCCAATGGTCCTAATGCGTTTTGAGCCCATGGAAACTGTGGTAGACTGGTTCTACTAGTGTTTGGACCCCATGCTCTTTTATTACTTAAATCAATATGAGTAAAAGAGTTGTAAATACCTATTCCTCTAAAACCAGCATTATACGCCGCAGTAAGAAATGCTTGTCTTTGTGAAGTTGATTTTCCTGTTTGAATTACATCAATAGCTAATCCTGTTTGATGAACACTCTTTTTTACACCTCCTACACGTTTATTGTACGCTGAAGATCTAAAAGCACTTGTAATATCAAGTGTATATCCTACTGCAGATGCTAATGCAGATGCTGCCGAACATACAGAAGGAGATATTCTTGGATCTGTATGTGGTAAAAAGTTTAAGTTAGGAGAGCTACATACTGGAAATTCACTTTCACTCGGGCCTGCATCTTGAGGTCCAGTTACATTATTTGTAGGACTCGTGTTATTAAATCTTGCCGAAGGTATTCCACCATCTCCGTATTCACCTACTTCATTTTTAGCTGCAACTTCTGGTCCTAAGTCTGCAATTGCTGTTTCTATACCATCATAAACATCTTGTGCAAATGCATCAAGTTCTGTGGCTGTAAATCCCGCTGGTGCAAATACTTCTACACCCATGTGTTTTGCTACCGCTGCGGCCGCTGTTGCAACATATACATTTGATGCACCACCAGTCATTGCACCTGCATCAGCTGCGGCAGTTATAAATGTGGCTCTTTTGCCATGTACAAAGACAGTAGGAGATCCTGCACCTACAGTTGCTGTATGAGGTGCACATATTGGCACAGGCGGAAAAGGATGTGGAATAGTAGGATCAGTTTTTCGAGCAACTAAAGATCCATTTGCAAACACATTGCCTTGTCCTGGTGTATCTAAAATAGTTGTAGCAACACATGCGTGACCTGTTGTTAAACTATCTCCTTCTCTTGATACTAGTGCAGTCATTAGTTCAGATCTATCCTCGCTCCATTAATATCAATATTTCCTACTACATTATCAGTGTAGTTTCCATTGACAGCATTTGTAGTATTACCATCAACAACTGTATGTAAGTTTAATGCTGTTTCAAGACTCATATTTTGTTTTGACGCTATTTGTAAATGACCAGTTGTTGATAACTCAAATCCTTGTGCTGATGCAAACATCTTTATCTTATTTAATCCGACTAAAGTAAGTTCACCACCAACTTGTATTTTTTCTTTTTTACCTATTGTGGTTTTTCTTTGTCCGTCAACAATTCTTTCTTCATCACCGCCGATTCTTTTCAAATACTTTTCGGTCACATTACATCCATAATCTTGACCTATTTCAATGTGTTCTGAATTAGCAATGGATGTTTGTCTTGATTTACGTATTAACTCTGTTTTATTACCTACAACTTCAAGATGATAATTACCTTTTACGAGTTGTCTGTAATTGCCGTCAACTGTCATGTTTACATTGCCTCTTATATAAACATTTTCATCACTTAAAACAGCTACATAATTCTTACCTTTGATAGTATGCGCAACAGTTCCGTCATTAAGTATTTCATGACTTGTTCCACTCTTATGATAAGTTGCTATTCTTTCCGCGCCAGGTGTGTCATCAATTTCTATTTGATGACCTGATTCGGTTTGAGTAACTTTATTGTAAGGATATGCTGGTGCCTTTCCATTTTGAGGTTCAGGCATATCCCAAGCTTCACGTTCGTAATATGAATCTGCTTCATCTTGAACAACAGTTGATACCTTATCTGGTACTGCTGTATCTACTTTAATAGTTCTTAAATCGCTTTTTGTAATAAACGCCTGTGTATTTTTGTATTGTCCGCCAGCAGCGTGTGGAACATCAGAACCTTCATTTCTTTGAGGATTGTTTGAGTTAGGATCAGTAAATCCTTTGCCGGCTTTTCCGCTCGGTCCTGCATCACCATGTACAGTTCCCATTATGAAAGGAACTTGTTTGGAACTTCCGTCCATATAAAATCCAACTACCCAAGAACCTTGTTGAATTCCAGTAGGACTTGATCCGACACCACCAAGAGATGAAGAAGTAACTGGCATCATAACTTGAGCCCATGGCAAATCTTCTTTTGGTATTTTAGTTAAGTCATCTGTGTGATCACCGAAGATTCTTACTCTTAATCTTCCCATACCTTTAGGATCATTTCTATCTTCTACAATCCCCATAAACCAATAAAATTCAGGTTTAATTCTCATCTGCGTGATCCCTTTCCATAGTGTCTCTATTTATTTCAATCATTTGGGTGTACTGCATTTTAGGTAAATGAAATCTATGTTTGATCATTGTTATGATGTGTTTACCAGACTTTCTGTGGTCTTTAGCTTTATCTGCCTCATCAACACCTATCATTTCGTTTTTAATTAAATGCAGATTTATTGTTTTGCCGACTTGTATTTCTTTGTCGCCAGGAACACCTAACTTATAAGAGTAATTACCTAAATGTTGATCGGTTGAGTTTTTATATGGAACTGCATTAAGCGTATCTTCATTGTAAGTCATATGACTTGGCGCATTGTATGCATCACCTGAATATGCAAATACAAATTCTTTTCCATTATATTCACTTAGTGTTTTTCCATTATATAGTTTTCTGTCAGATGCTACTTTAAATTTTGAAAGTTTAGGTAGTGCTTCAAATTCATCTTTATAGTTCCATATCTTTTCATCAACTACTTTGTTAGATGTATTTAACGTTTTATATTTTGATCCATAAACACCGTTTAATATATGAGTTGACACTGGTGTAGTTTCTAACATTTCAAAGAAAAATGCCATATCTACAGTGTGTTTAAGATCCATCACTGCTCCTTTTTGAACATCTGATCGACCTTCAGGAACATGTTCTTTTTGAGTGTATAAAGTTCTATCATTTATCGGTGTAGAATCAAACATAGCACGTGATGATTTAAGTTGCATACCGTCAAATAAGGTATTAAACAAGTAAAAAGGAGAATTGTCTTCAGAACGAGCTCTACGAGTCAACCATTTTAGTGCGGCATAAGGTGTCCAGTTTGGAATGATAACTTTAAAAGTACCAGCAGTAAGTTCTTCTGCTGTTATTTTTGCTTCACCATTTGTTTCACCTATAAGAAACTCATCATGTATTTCTTTCATAATATCGCCAATTGTTCCGGTATATGCTTGAGAAATTATGTTTAATGAATTTAAAAAGTAAGCTTCTTCAACTAATCTAAGTTGATAACTTAAAGTAAAGTCATTTTCTTTTGAAACATTTTCAATTGACCTTACAAAAAATGTTAAGTCTTTTGTCCACTCTTTGTGTGTACTGTCAATAGCTCCTTTATGAATAGTAAAAGTTACTTTTTCTTGACCTACTAAAGGTAAATTTGCAAGAACACCTACACCGTCAGTTATGAGCATGTCGGCTGTCAATATTCTTAAGTCAATTGATTCATTAACATCAATTGCAACAACTAAGTCTGTAATGTCAATTGTCTTACCTGTAGATCCTGACTGACCAGGAGGACCTCCAGCTACCATGTGACTCGGTTCAATTATTACTTGAGTGACTTCTGTTTCTACCGGAGAAGAAACTGGGTCGTGTGGATTAGCCATTTATAACTTTCCTAAACTCATCAGTTATTTCACTTATTCTTGAAGGTTTTATAACTTTAATTCTTTCTCTTGCATCATTAAGTTCTCTTTCATGCTCATCATTAGTAACAGTCACAGCACCCGCAGTTCCTCTTGGAACCCTACCATCATCAGATGTTGTAAAATGATGTGTAGCATTTCTAAAAGGAGTTTCTCCTGTTATATTAACAATTTCGTTTGATGTTCCGCCTTGTATTGTTTCTGCTCGAAATAGTCCAGTCTTATCACTTATTCTTATCCAACCGAGATTAGGATCTTTTGAAACTACTTTACCAGTTGCTCCAGATAAAAGACCAGTTACGGTTTCACCTATCGTCAATTTATCATGAACGGTAGTAGCCACAGCAAAATTAAGAGCATGACCTGTGTAATTTTTATTAATATGATCTTCTATTTGTACTTGGCTCATAGGCCAATCTTTATGTAAATTTTTAAGGTTTTCATTTACAAGAAAAAATGTCCAATAAAGATTTGGTGTACCATATAATTTTTGAGATACATGATCAGGTCTTTCACTGTCTTGTACTTGATAGTAGTTATATAAACTTATATCATCAATTGTTTTACTACTTACGATCTTAGCAAATCTAAAAACATCAACTATAGAACGTGTGTCTTTATTGCCATCAAGATCATAATCAATAAGTGGAAAATTTCTAAAATATTGCATTAAGTTCCTCCCATCGCGCCTGAAGCTCCTGGCGGTCCTTGTTGACTACCAGTGGATGTTCTTATTCCTGCACTCTGCATGATACCTTTTCTATCAAGAACTTTTGTTTCTTGAAAGTTGACAGTAAGATCTACTTCATTTGGACTTCCATCTCTCATAAGAGCAGGTGATGTTGGATTATAGTTTACTGTTACGCCGGTACAATACGCATCATTAAAAGGCATAATTCTTGGCTTTCTTCCTCCAAAAGATATAAAGCTTATTCTAAATATATTTGGAAACATAAATGAAGCACCACCCGCAATCAATTCGGGATATGCATGAATTCTTATATAATTTATTATATTTTCAATCGTAATAGATTCATTTCTGTTTTGCGGAATCAGTTTAAATGTTAAAGCCAGCTGTCTGAAAGTTGGCGATTTAAAAAGCATTGACGCTCTTGGATTAATTGCTACACCTGTTGAAGCTGCTACTGCTGCACCAGCTGATGTTTTATTTCTAGCAAAATCTTGACCAATTGCTTTGGCGGCTGATGCGAAAGTTCCCATTCCTGAAAGAAGACCGTTATTTTTTGCTTCATTTGCGCTTGTCAAAAGTGCTGATGTAATACCAGTAAGTTCAGCATTATCATATGTAAGTCCATCAGAAAACGTTATTGTCTGAGGCATGTAAAGGCTTATTGATCCTAAATTTTTACCAGTAGGAGTTGCACCAGATAGAACTTCTGCAAATCCTCCACTTACTCTTTCAACAATTTGCATCCTTATCCATGCTGGCTGGCCTTCTGTGTTACTAGGGAATTGCAATCCGCCAAATGCACCAGATGAAGAAACTCTTGCTCCAGAAGCTTCTTTTGATTGTTGGCCAAGACTTTTTGTTGTTTCACCTTTATTTGTCGCGTCAGATGCAGTTGTTACACTTCCAAAAGCTTCTTGTTCATATGACATCCTGAATCCCTTCTTAAAATCTGTTATAAGTATTTATATGGTTTATAAGGGTCGTTATAAAGTAAAAAACTATAAGAAATACAGAGGTGATCCAACGAAAGTAATCTATCGATCATCTTGGGAACGTGCTGTTTTCCGTTATCTTGACGGGCACAGCGATATATTAGAGTGGAACTCTGAATCATTTGTCATACCATATAGGTGCCGTACGGATAATCGCATGCACCGTTACTTTGTTGATATTTATCTACTTCATAAGAACGGAAAAAAATACCTTGTAGAGATCAAACCAAAATTTCAAACTGTTCCTCCAAAGACACCAAAAAGAAAAACTAAAAAATATCTTAATGAAGTTAAAACATATGTTAAGAATATGAGCAAATGGGAAGCTGCAGAAAAGTGGTCAATTGATCGAGGATATAAGTTTCAAATATGGACAGAAGACACTTTAACTAACATGGGTATTAAAATCCTTAAGGGTTAGTGTATAAATAGAAGTATGGCAGAGTCTTTATTTCAAAAATTACAATTTCAAGCATTTCGTGGAGGAATACCTCCAAGGACAGAAGAGTCACGTGAATGGTTCCGTGATAAACTTAAAACAATGAGGACTGTAAACAGACAGTCTTTAATAAGAGATTCACAACTTGTTCGTACAACACGTCCAAGGATGGGTGAAATGTTGATGTTCTTTTATGACCCAAAGAATAAACAAACACTTCCATATTATGATACGTTTCCTTTAATTATCATGGTTGAAAAAGCACCAGGTGGTTTTTATGGTTTAAATCTACATTATCTACCTCCTGCTTTAAGGGCAAAATTCTTTGACGCTCTTATGCAAACTATGACTAATCAAAGATATGATGACACTACAAGATTTAAAGCAAGATATAGAATACTTAAAAGTGTAAGGAAACTGAGATTCTTTGAGCCGTGTTTTAAACACTATTTAACACAGCATATCAAATCAAGAATAGCAAAAGTTGAAGCACCTGAATGGGAAATTGCTCTATTCATGCCAACACAAAGATTTAAAAAGCAGAGAGTCACTGCCGTTTACAAAGACTCTAGAAAGGCAATATATTCATGACGTATCCCGCCAATATTGACTCGCTTAAATCTACTATAGGTAGAAGAACGGGTCTAGCAAAAGCAAATAGATTTGCAGTCTATATGAACTTACCTCTTGTCAGTATTGACGTAGGAAGTATCATAACGAATGTAGTTTCTGGTAATTTCAATCCATTACAGGTACTCAATGATCCGAGAGATATTTCACTTCTTTGTGAAACAGCGCAGTTGCCTGGAAGGTCTATTGCTACAAATGAGTATATGACAAATATGAAAGCTAGAAAAATACCGTATGGATACATCAGTGATGATGTAGCCTTTACGTTCTTGCTTACTGGAGATTATTATATCAAAGATGTTTTTGATAAATGGCTTTCTAAAATAGTTGATCTTGATAGAAAGACTTTACACTACAAAGATGATTTTGTATCTGAAGTAGAGATACAACAGCTAAATGATCAAAATATTCCGGTTTACTCGTGTAAACTGCGTAAAGCATTTCCTATAAATATCAGTACGGTGGATTTAGGAAATACAAATGAAAACACCGTGTCAAGAGTAACAGTCACATTTGCATATGATGACTGGAGAGAAACAAGTAGCACTGGCTCTGCCATTGCAGCAAAAATTGGAAATGAAATTTTCAATAGATTTTTTTAAGGATTATTAAAATATGAGCTTACCTTTAGTAAATACCGCAAAGCATACCGTTAAGTTGCCGGGTTGCGGTTTGAATGTAGAGTACCGACCTTTCTTTGTTAAAGAACAAAAGATACTACTGCAAGCGACTGAAAGCGAAGATCCAGCACAAATCGCAAGTGCAACAAATGATATGGTAAAAGCCTGCACATTTGAAAAGCTTAATCTGGAAGATATTACATCAACTGATATTGAATATCTACTACTTAAAATCAGAGCTAAGAGCGTTGGTGAAACCGCCAAAATACAACTTAAATGTTCACATTGTGAGCATCCAAATGAATATGAACTTAATTTAGATTCAATTGAACCTACCGGTGAAAATGCAGATGAACAAAAAGTTCAAATAAATGATTCAGTTGGTGTTTGTTTTAAATTACCTACAGTTGGTAGACTAAAAGAATTTATGCAGATATCAGGAGGAACTGCTGCTGATACTCTAATTGCGACAATGGGCGCATCTGTAGATTATGTGTATGATGCAGATGCTGTATATCCTTCAAGTGATCAAACACCTGAAGAGATTGTACAGTTTTTAGAATCACTTAACTCAGAGCAATTTAAAAATGCACAAGGTGCCTTTGATAATTTTCCAAGGCTTATCCATGATGTTGAATTTAAATGTTCTAAATGTAACGAAGAAACACAATTACAATTAGGAGGTATTGGCGATTTTTTAGGGTAGCTCTTTCTCATGATTCTCTAGAGAACATGATTCGGATGAACTTTGCATTACTATATTACCACAAGTGGTCACTTACAGAAATAGAAATGATGGTTCCATGGGAAAGAGAAATATACGTAGCTTTATTATTAGACGCAATTGAAGAACAAAA